TCAGGCCCCCGCGCGGGAGAGTTTTGCCACAAACTCCCTGAGCGCCCGCGCCTGCGCCTGCGTGAGTTGGGAATCGCGCAGCATCCGGTCGATCCGCTCGTTTTCCGCGCGCTGGAACGGCGTCTGCCCGAAAGCGCCGAACAGATCGGAGGCGGTCGCCTGTTTCACTGCGGCGGCCTCTTCTTCGGGTATTTGCGCTGCGGCGTTTGCTTTTGCGCCGCTTTTGGAGGCGCTCTTCACGGCCTTGACCCCCGTGCGGCCCGCGGAGGTCCCCGTCGGCGCCTGTCCCGCAGTTTCCGCGGCATCTGCGGCCTCTTCGCGCTGCGCCGCAAGCACGGCTCGCTGCGTCTCAATGCGGCGGGCGTCGATCTGCCGGTCGAGATCGAGCAGATCGCGGTCGCGCTGCGCGAGGATCTCGCCGCGGCGGTTCTCATAACCCGCCAGCAGCCTCAGATAGGCCGTATCTGTCATGCCGCCCGATGCGCCCTGCGCCGCAAGCTGCTGTGCCAGCCTCTTTTGGTCGTACATATGCGCGATGTAGGCCTGCCGGGCGGCGCGCTCGGCCGCGAGCGCCGCGGCGGCCCGGCGATCCTCCAAAAGGCGGATCGCCGCCTCCCCCGCCTGCCGCTGCAGTTCGCTTTCGGCCTGCTGCTGCGCCTCGCGCCGGATCGCCGCGTCATAGTAGCCGTAACTGCCCGTCAGCGCGGAGGCGGGCTGCGCCGCGGGGGGAACGATCGGCGCTGCGGCGGGAGCGGGCTGCGCCGTCTGCCGCACGGAGGTCGGCTCGCTCACGACGTTCTGCCCGCCCTCGGTCACCTTGTAGCCGCTCGAAGTGTACCACTGGCCGCTTTCGTCCTGGTACTGCCCTCTTGCGCGTCTCTCTTCGTCGGTATATCTTCCTGCCATGTCGTCACCTCTTTACAATTTTGCGAGTTGTCGGATCAGCGCACGCATATCCGTCAGGGCAGCATCCAGCGCGCGATTCGCCTCTGTCAACGCAGCGTTCTCCGCCTCAAGCGCGGCGATGCGGCTGTTCGGATCACTCTCCGGCACAAACGGGATGCTGTCGTCGACCCCTTTCGTGATCCACGAACGATCCAAAAAAGAGTAGGGCTCCTGCACCGCCTCGAATTCTTTCTGCCACAGCCACAGAGAAGGGTTCAGCGTGGAATCCGTCCCCTTCTTCCAAAACGAGTGATTCGTGGAGGAAACCTGCGGCGTGTATACGGGCCACTTGATATCCGTGTCGAGTTCGAGGTGGAGGTGATAGTCCGTCGTCCCTTCTTTGCCCTCCTCCGCGATGATGTCCCCCGCCTTGACCGTCTGTCCGGCGGACACATAGACCGTCCGCATATGGACGTAGCGGGCGACGAGCGTTTTCACCGAGCCGTCGCGCCCGATGCAGTCGCGGTAGACGATCGCAACGCCCATGCCGAGCGAGCCGTCGTTCCCGACCGCTACGACCGTCCCCTCCCCGCTCGCACGGATCGGGTGATCCTGCTGCACGACGCCCTGATGGCTCGAGAGGTCGATGCCGTAGTGATGGTAACCCCACGCCTTTTTGTAGCGGTCGGTCTTGTAACCGCAGACGATCATGCTCCGCCGGAACGGGAGCAGAAGCCGCTGCGCCATGTCAGCGGCCTCCGATCAGTCGTTTGAACGCTTCGTACAGGCCCGTGGAGGCAAGGCCCGAAAACAGCCCCGCGAGGATCACGGCGGGCGTGACGTTCCCCCAGCCGATCCAAAGCGCCAGCGCCAGCCCGACCGCCGCGACGATGCAGGGGACGTACCGGTCGAGTTTGTCCGTCACGCTGCGCACGAGAAAACCGATGCACAGGCAGATCCCCGCGATCACGGGGACGAAGTATTCGGTCAGAAAATCGATGCTCATGTCAGGCTCCTTTCTCCAAATCGGATAAGCGGTGATTGATGACCTTGATCTGCTCCTCCACAACCGGCATCCGTTTGGCGAAGTTGTTGTGCTCGCGCACCTCGCGGGTGAGTTCTTCGAGTTTGGTATCCGTCACGACCTGCGAGGTTTTCATTGCGGAAACCATCTTGTCGTTGGCGCGGCTGTTGGTCACGATCACACCGACCAGCGCGAGGCCGGCCGTGATGAGCGCCGCAAAAATGCTTTCCATCAGGGCTCCTCCTGCATATGGCTTGCGTAAGTGCTCCAGTTCGCCGCCGCCTGGTAGTCTGTGAGCGCTCCCTGCGGGACGTAGATGACGCAGTCCGACGGGATACTTTGGAACGCGTTCGCATTTGCGAGGGCGGGCGGCGCAGACGCAAGCAGGCGGTACGCTCCGGCAGAGGAACAGTTGGAGAACGCAAGACTCCCGATGCTCGTCACACTGCCCGGGATCGTAACCGAGACGAGGGGACAATTCTGGAACACACCGTTTCCAATGCTTGTCACACCGCTCGGGATCGAGACCGAAGCAAGAGAAGAGCATCCGCTGAACGCGTCGTTTCCGATGCTCGTCACGCCGCCGGGGATCGTGACCGAGACGAGGGAGCGGCAGTTAATCCATGCGCTGTTTCCAATGCTCGTCACGCTGCTCGGAATCGAGATCGAGGCGAGAGAGTAGCAGTTGTAGAACAGACTGCTCCCGATTTTCGTCACGCCGCCGGGGATCGTGATCGAGGCGAGGGAATAGCAGTTGTAAAATGCGGTGTTCCCGATGCTCGTCACGGTGTTTGGGATCACGACCGAGGTGAGAGAGTAGCAGTTGTAAAATGCATTTCCGATACTTGCCACATCGTTTCCGAAATAGACGGCCCGAACCGCAACCCTTTTGTAGGCGTCTTGGTCTGAATATCCCCCAGTGATGTAGGACGGGAAAGTCAGCGAGCCGCTTGTCACATCGAGGGTGATGTCATAATCGCCTCCGGCGGCATATGTGTGCGTATGCGTGGCCGCAGACGTGCCGGTATAGGTTTCCGCCTCAGATCCGTCGCCCCAGTCTACCGTGACGCCTCCCGAAACAGACTGCTGAAAATTGATGGCATAGGTCAGCCGGTGCGAGGGAGCATCTGCAGGAATCGAGAGTTTGATCTTCGTTTTGCCGTCTTCCGGAAGATACGTCTGTCCGATGTCGAGCGTCCCGTAGGCCGCAACGTAGGTCTTGGCGTCTTCCAAACTCCAGTTCCACCCCTGTGCGGTCAGGCCCGCATGGGACGGGTTGGCGGGCAGGGAGGCAAGAGCGGCGAAGTCTTCCGCGCTGTAGGATTTGACGACCGTCCCGTCGTAGTCGAGGAAGCGGACACCGGCGAGGGAATCTCCTCCCTCGCCGCCACCCCCGCCGCCTCCGGAGAACTTTTTCTTCAGATATGCGTACAGGATGGTTTCGTTCATTTTGTCCGCCCCCTTTTACAGTTTCGTCCAGTCCCCGGCGTCCTTGTCGAACAGGTAGACGTCTCCGGTGTCGATCTCGAGGAAAGCAGACCCGTTGGAGATCGGCACGCCGTTGAAGTCCGTGGTGGGCTTCGTGTCTGCGCTCAAGCCAAAGAGTTCTCTCGAGAGGTTGGGATATTTGTTTTCGGTTACCATTATCGTTTCCTCCTTCTTACACGTCGCCGTACAGAACCCATGTGTTCGTACCGGTCTTTTTGAGGTGCGCCACACCGTACCGATGCAGGATTTCCAACCCGCTGCCCGCAGAAAACAGGTTCGCGCCTGCGTCGCAGGAAAACTCCACGCTCTCTTCGCCGAACCGGCAGAAGTCGATTTCCGTGCCGACCGGGAATGCGACGTCCGCGTTCAGCGGGATATAGACGTTCACGTTTTCCGTGTAGCACGAGAACCACTTGCCGGCGTCGGCAAGCGCCAGCGTTTTGGTCCCTCCTGCCGTGTACGTCCCCGCGGGCTTTTCGCGGGTCGCCGCGGCATGGATCGCGTCGTATACGCCGCCGCTCGTCACGGGATTGCTGCTGTCGTCCGTCGGTGCGTCGTCAAAAGTCAGCGTATCCTGCTTCGCGTCCACCTGTGTCTGGAGAGAAGCCGTCTCCGTCTGTCTCGCGTTGATTCGGGCCGTCAGTTTGTCGAGCCAGAACTGGAAGAGCGTTTTTGCCGTCCCGCTTCCTGCGATCCAGTATGTTTCTCCGTCATCCTGCTGAAGCACCGCACTTCCGAGCATTCCAAGAAGTGCGTCCGCAGCCTCCTCCGCAAGCCAGTTCAGAGCGTATTCCACAGACTGATTCGCCAGGGTGTCGTACTGTGTCGGAGACATCGCCCGGGACATGCGGTATTTCACCTGCGAAACCATGTCGTCCGCCTTCGCGTCGATCTGGGTCTGCGCGTCGGAGGACAGGTTGTTGATGTAGTTCAACTGCACGTTGGAGACGCCGCTGGCGACCATCTGCCCGCTCGAATTGGAAACCATCACGCGGCTCGGCGTCCAGCCGGTCAGCGGGGCCTTTCCGGCGCTGAGCTGCGTCAGCGCGCCCTGCACATCCGTAAACCGCGCCTGCACGGTGGTCGCGGTGGATCCGTCCGCCTCGACCGCACCGATCCCCGCGGCGGCCGTCTTGGCCGTCAGCGCATCCACAAGGTCGTTGTGCTTGCCGAGCGCGACCATCGTCTTCCCGATGTTGTCGAACCGCGCTTTGAGTTGCGCCGCCGTATATCCCGCTTCGCTGGGAACATCCGGAAGAGAGGCGACGTCCTGATCGGTGAAGTCGGCGTTTTGGAATTTGAGAGAAGAGTTCATCGAATCACCCCTTTACAGTTTGCCCGTCTCGGTGTACGAAACGGTGAGATCGTAGAGGCCGAAGGGCTCGTTTTTCTCGTTGTTTTCGAGACGGAACATCGTTTTATCGACGACGCCGATCCGAATCTTCCGGCGCACGTTGACGGGCCCCGTATCCGTGGAGAACGAGAATTTGGAGAAATCGAGGCTGTTGAAATCGAAATAGCGCGCGGAGGCGGCATCCGTAAAGAGTTTCCGCCAAATGCCGAACGTTTTCGCGTAGACCGTCAGCGTGGTCGCTACCGAGGGGGCCAGCGTGGCCGAAAAATAAGAAAACACTTTCCTCGTGTGGCGGATCTCGCCGCAGAGATAGGGCGTATCCCAATGGGCGGGGATCGCCGCGCCGTCGTCGTTGTAGGAGAGCGGATCGGCTTTGTCTCGGTAGAATTCGCAGACATTCCCCGTCTCGGTACCGAAGCAGAGCACGTCCGCGTCCTCTGCGCGGCGCACCCAGACCGCGCAGGCGGGCACGTGATCGAGGTAGTACCCCTCGTATTGGTGCGTGGAATACGGCTCCCCCGAAAGTTGCGCGCGCTGCAGCCCATCGAGCGCGTAAACATGCCCGTTGACGAACAGCAAATAAAAATCGCGGTAAACGCACGCGCACGCCCCGGAAAGCCCCTCCTCCGCAAGCAGTTTCGCGTTGAGGAACGCGCTGCGCAACTGGCTGTATCGCTCGCCCGTGAGATCCGAAGGCGCGATCGCACAGACCCCCGCGCGCGTGAGGAACAGCGGCTCTCCCCCGAGATAGGCGCAGGCCCGCGGCGCAATCGCGCCCTCGCCCTGCAGCGTCCCGACGATCGGGAACACGGCCTCGCCTTCCTCGTCGAACGCGCCGCGGCGCAGCACGACGTTGCGCCCGTCCCGCGCGCCGCCCTTATGGGCCGCAAGGCGGTCGGAAACGATCGAGTAGCCGACGATCGGCGCATCCCCCTGCCCAAGGACGGCATAGCACAGGTCGCCGAAATACGTCGGGTCGCTGCGTGCCGAATACCAGTCGATCCCGGGCCAATCGGGGTTTCCGCTGACGAACAGCCGGTCCGCCGCGCCGCCGACGCCGTAGAGCGCCGCGACCGTGCACTTGTCGATGCGGTCGGCATAGCCTGCGCGCGTTTTTGAGGCTGCGATGCGGACGTTGTCCTCCCCTTCGATCGGGGAAGCGCCCGGCGCCGCGGCGAACGTGACGATCCCCGTCGCGCGGTCGACCGAGAAATCGGTGCCTTCGGTCTTCTGCACCCAGACGCCGCTCGCATTCAGCACTTCGGCCGTGACGGCGTCCGCGTCGAGGCCGCCGTCCGTCAGGGCGTACACGGTCACACCCGCCGCACCGTAGAAACTGTTGCAAAAGCGCGCGCCGATCAGGTTGTAGTCCTCGTAGGGCGCGCCGCCGCCGTCGGGGCTGCGCGAAAGGATCACCGTGGGCACATAAGCCTGCGTGCGCGCGGCGCAGAGCGAAAACGCATCGCCGCTTTTCGTCACAAAGCGCAGGCTCTGCCCGTCGAGCAGGCAGAGGCGCTCCCCCAGCAACTGCGAAACGGAGTGCGCATCGGCCATCGCGCCGAGGCTGGCTGCGCCGCGGTAGAGCCCCGTTCCCGCGTGGATCAGCGTTTCGCCCGCAAAGGGGTGCGCGCCGCGGATCGCGCCCGGATAAGATGCGACCGTGCGGTAGCCCATGCGCTTGCGGACGCGCCCAAGTTCATCGCGGATCATATTGCGGCTCCCGGGGGACCGGGACCGGTCCACGTTCATCGGGGAGCGCCCGAGATCGTCGCCGCGGAAATACCCGATCGCGGCCGTCTTCTCATTTGGGCGGCGCACGATCGTCGCGCCGTGCCGAAGCGGGACCCATCGCTCCCTCATACGGCATTCACCCTGCGAAACGTAACGGCGTGCTGTGCATCGAGCGCCGCGTGCAGCGCGTTGTAACTGGCCGTGAGATACGGCACCTGCCACGCGTGCTCGGGCGACGCAGCGGCCGCGTGGATCGCGATCTGGATCGGCACGAGCTGCGCGGCGCGTTCGTCGAGATCGAGCACGGCGTCATTCTCTTCGCCGGGGGCGGACGGGCGGCGGGTGTATTCGGCCGTGCAGGGCGCATCGAAGAAAAACGTGCGTTCCCCCACGCGCGTATAGGCGACGGGTGCGCCCGTCTCATCGAATGTGCGGGTGATCGCAACGAGATCCTCCGGCGCCTCCAGGCGCCGCTCGACGCAGAGCGTCTCGCGCGACGGGTACAGCGCCGCAACCTGTACGATCGCGGGGTACAGCAGCGCATCGAACAGATCCGAGAAATCGGGGTCGTCGCGCGGCGAGCCGTTGATCGTAGCCTCGCCGAGATAGCGCAGATAAAGCGCCTTCGCCTCTGCTCTTGTCATCGAAACTCCCCCTTTTCCTCACAGATAACCGGCGTTCGTCAACAGATCCGCAACGCTCTGCGGCACCTCGACGGTGACGCCGCGGCGGATGCGGTAAAAGTAACCGTTGATGCCCACGGGCACGGCAGACCCCTCCTCTCCCGCCGCAGGGAGTTGGATGCGCACGCGCGGTTCCTTTGAAAGCAGTTCCCCGGTGCGGCGGGCGCACTGCTCCTGTTCGGTCATCGGCGCTTCGGCCGGTTTTCTTGCTGCCATGTTCATTCCTCCTTTTCGGATCGCGGAGGCGGGGCGTCCGCTGTGCGCACGCCCCGCCTGTTTTCGGTTTACGCCGTGGCGGCGCACTCCAGACGGATCATCGCCGTCTCCTGCAGGCGCACAGCCGTCATAAACAGTTTGTAGCCCGCGGTGGCGCGCTGATCGAGCGGGTCGGACGTGCCGCCCGAGCCGAAGGGCTTCACGATCAGGCGCGGGGTAGAGCCCTGCTCAAGGTCGACGACGCCGTAGGCATCGCGGCCGACGATCATGCAGCCGTAGACCGTAACGCTGTTCGCGTTGGTGTAGGTGGGCACGTTCGTCGATTCGACAAAGCGCACGCCGCAGAGTTTGCCGATCTCGCCCTTGACGATCGCCTCGCCGCCGTTGTACTTGGAGACGTCCTGCCAGAGGGAATCCGTCATCAAATCGGCGGCGACGTCGGGCGAAACGATGCCGATGAAGAAACCGCCGTCGGCCGGCTTGGCGTTGGCGCTGCGCAGGGTCTTGACGGCCTTGCGGATCTCGGAGGCGGTCATTACGTCGGAGGCGGTGATCGCCGCGCGGCTGGCTTTGCCGCCGGCATACTGCACGTTCGTACCTGCGCAGACGACGTTGCGCACGAGCGTGTCGACGGTGAGCGCCGCCGCCTCGCCGAGCAGTTCGGCCGTCTCGGTGAGCACGGGGTCGATGCCGACGAGGTCGAGCTGGTCCGAGATCTGCACGAAGTCGCCGTACTGCTGGGGCGTGGCCGTTACGGTCTCGATCGTGAGGTTGCTGCCGTCCGGCGTGACGCCCTCGGTCAGCGCCGTGGTGGCGGGCGAAAGCGCGCCGAAGCGGCGGAAGTTCACGGTGCCGCCCTCGTGCGCGGGGACGGGCTTCTTCTGCCCGTACTTTGCGAACACGAGGTTGGGCACGAGGCGCTTGAGCAGCGTGCGCTCGTAGAAGGTCTTGTTTTCGGCGGTGAGCACGCCGATGGTCTGGGTCGTAGTTGCCATTGAGACACATCATCCTTTCCGGTTGGGCGGGCCCGTCCGCATTCAGCGCGAACTCAGTCCGCCGTTTTTTGCGAGGGCGATCTGCCGCTCGAATTCCGCATCGCTCATCGCGGCGTAGTCGCCGCCCGCGGGGACATCCCCGCCGCCGAGCCGTCCCGGCGTGGCGAGGCGCGCCGCCTCGGCGCGGCGCACGGCCTCGTTTGCGGCGGCGCTGCGGATCTCCTGCAGGATCGCGCCCGCGTTTCTTTCCAGCAGGGAGGAGAAGGCCGCGTTGAGGTCGATCGTCTCCCCGCCTTCGGTGCGGCAGTAGTCGGTCAATTCGAGCGCTTCTTTGCGCAGCAGCCGGTAGGCATCGCCGAGCGCGGGATCGCTCAGCAGAGCCCGATCCTGCTCCCGGATCCGGCTGCTGTCGAGCGCCTCGCGCAGGCGGCGGACCTCCTGCAGGGCAGGGGCGCCCTCCCCCGCGGGAGAAAACGCTCCCGCCGCTTTTGCGGCTTCGTACTGCGCGCGCGTGGTGATCGGCTCGCCGCTGGCCTTGTCCGTGAGGCCCAGCGAACCGACAAACTCGTCCACTGCCTTTTGCGTCATGGCGTTGAGCCTGCGCGAGAAGGCCTGCGTTTTTGTCAGGCCCCCCTCGGGCGCATCGCCGGACGCGGGGGCGGCGGCGTCACCGCCCTGTGCCGAGAAAGCGCCGGGTTCGGCTTCCTCCGCGGGATTTGCAGCCATAATCGGTTCGTCCATAACAGACTCCTTTCTGCTCTTTCGGGGGCGAGGTCCGGTGAGCGTCCGTTTTGCAGCCCCAAAGCGGCGGTCGGCCGCCGCCGGTTCATTCGCCGCGGTAGAGCGTGTGCTCGGCCGTTCCGATCACCTCGCCGCGGTGCGCGCACTGCGGGTTGCGGCAGGCGAATTCCTGCACAAGCGTCACTTCGGTGGGGGTGTCGGGACTGGCGTCGCCCGTGACGCGCGTGCGCGCGGCCATGATCTGCGCCGCCGTTTTACAGTAGGGACAAAGCATCTTCGTTCACCTCGCTCCCGTTTTGGGCGATCAGTTCGTCGATCGCCCTCTGCTCCCGCAGACGCGCCAGACAGCGCTTGAGTTGTTCCTTAAATGGCATCACGTTCTTCGGGCAGAGTTCGACATAGGTATCGAGGTCGATGTCCCCGCGCTCGAAGAGGCGGTCGAGCGTCGCCTGCGAAAGCGCCTCGGAATATTCGGAGCCCGCGCCGGCGTCCACTTCGAGGCGGTAATCGACAGCGGCGAAATCCGACCCGACAAACAGCACCTGCGCGTTCTCCCCCGCCGTGCCGACCGTCAGCGGCCGCGGCAGCGTGTAGTAGAATTTGAAGAACTCCTCCCAGATGCGGCCGACCTCCTCGAGCACGCGGTAAAAGCGCTTCTGCATGCTGATGATCGGCTGCTTTGCCTGGTTCTGCAGCGCGATGATCGCGCTCGCCGCCATATTGCTCGTGTAGGGGTCGCCCGATACGACCTCCGTGACACCGGAGGCATCCTGCATCAGCGCGCCGAGTTTATCCACGAGCGCCATCGCGGAGACGGAGATGCCCGGCGTCTGCAGATAGCCGATGCCGCTTCCGGCGATCGAGTGGTCCTCGATGATCTCGCCGGGGGTATTCGTCACCTCCTGCCGCAGCGCGCCGGGTTTGACGAGCAGTTTCGGCCACGCCGTGTCCTGCACGGAGAGCACGTTCATGCCCATCAGCCAGTTGACGGCCTTCTGCGCGGGGATCATCCCCTCCACTTCGCCGATCCCGTAGATGCTGCGCTTGCGCTTCTGCCACTGCATTACGGCCAGCGGGTAGTGTTCCACGCCGCGCGCGAGCACCGACGCGGCGTCGGGCGCGGCGCCCTCCCCGTTTTGCGCAAGGTCGGGCATGCCGGGCGTCAGGCTGCGGCCGCAAACCAGCGTCACCGACTTGGTCGCGCGGTCGTAATACACCTTGCCCGCCTCGCGGTAATACATCGTCAGCAGCGTGCATTTCTTTTCCCGCGGGTCCTCGAGGCGCGAGGCCTCGTAGGTGTCGGGTTCCTCGTCGTCTGGGGCGATCAGGCGCACCTGCGCGCTCGGCAGCCCTTCGGCGCGCGCCAGCCCCCGCACACGCTCCACGGGAACGCGCGTCGCGATCAGGATATAGGGCTGCGCCTGCACGTCCTGCTCCTGCGGGTCGCCGAACAGCACGGTCAGCGGGTCGAGCACCTCGCCGCGCAGGGCGCCGTGGCCGAGCAGCGCGCCGCCGTCGGCCGCGGGATCCCAATAGTAGTGCAGGATGCCGGTGCCGAGCGTGGCCGCGTCGTCAAGGAACGATTCGTTGAGGTCGTCCTGCCGCAGTTCCTTCCAGAGCGTGGCGGCAAAGTCCGAATAGACGCGTGCGCCGCGCTGCGCGAGTTCCCGGGCATCCGGCGAGGCCGCCGCAGGCGCGTAGACGAGTTGCACCGGCTGATTGAGGATGTTGGCGCGCTTGGTGCGCACATACTTGTCGCAGAAGTTGAACACGGGGCGCGGCAGGCTCCTCGTCGCCTTTGTGGCGGCGGGCCACTGCCGGCCCTCGCGGAAATCGACGCATTGCGGAAACAGTTCCGTGAAGCCCATCGCGGACTGATACGCCTTTCCCGCGCGGTAGCGCTGCCAGAGCAGGGTGTGTTCCATCATCGGTCACCTCCGTAGAGCCATTCGAGCAAGATGCGGTCGGGCGAGCGCTGCGGCGCGGACACGGGCGCTCCGCGCCCTTCCCTGCCGAGACGGCGCAGTGCCTTTTGCGCCCCGTACGCCTCGGCCGCAGCGGCAAGCGACGCCGCCAAAACAAAAATCAGCAGAATGTTGGTCATCGGTTTTCCCTCCTTGATGATGCGATCGACGGATCGCTCTGTGTAAAGTAAAATACCTGTTCGGCTTTCACCACATGATGAGACCGCTCTCCGCTCTGCGCGGCACGCGCAGCGCAAAGGGCAGATCGCTCTGCCGCGGTCTGCGCGCCGCTGTCGGCGCGGGCCTCCCCGCCAGCAGATACCGCAGCGCGTCCGGCGCGTGCGTGATCTCGTGCGGCTCGGTCGCGCAGTCGTTCGGGTTGTGCGCGTCGTGCTGCAGCAGCGGCAGGCAGCGGATCAGATTGCGGCAGGTGGAGAAGATGCGCAGCGCCGGCGCGCCGGTTTCTTCCGCCGGAAGCGGTCGCGCCCTCTCGCGGTTCCCAAAAAAATCTTCCTCCGCTTCGCTTCCTCGATTTTTTTGACCGCAGCGCCTGAAACCGCTCCCTTCTTCTTCCGCCGGAAGCGGTCGCGGTTTCAGCCATTCATGCAGGTCCATCCAGCCGTCCACGCGCGAACGCGCCACCACCTGTTGCAGATACAGGCCCTCCTGCGCGTATCGCTCCGCCTGCGATTTCCCCGTGTCGGCCATGCGTCCCCACAAATCGGAGGGCGCGAGGAACGCCTCGATCGTTTCGCCCTTCGAAAGTTCCCGGACCATGCGCGCCGCCTCCGATACGATCAGGCCGCTTCGGTAGATCTCGCGGTAGACATAGCACCGCCCCCGCTCATCGAATGCCGCCCAGTATCCGGCCAGCATGTCGAGGCCGTAGTCCATCGCAAAGTATCTGCGCCAATGCGCCGGGATCTCGAACGGCTCGACCACATGCAGGTCGCGGCGAAACTCCGCGAAATATTGCCCTGCCAGCGCGTCCCAGTCCCCATCGAGCCATGCGCGGCGCAGATCGGGCGGCAGCGCCTCGAGCATCTGCACATAGCCGACGTCGTTTGCCAGCAGCGCTGTGTTGTCGCTCACGCGGGCAGGAATGAAAATATAATCGTCGGGGTTTTCTCCCTCTCGGAAGTCCCGGTCGATGAACAGCCGCTTCACCCACGCATGCCCCACGCCGCCCGGGTTGCAGGTCAGGTACATCCGCTTCGGGAAGCCGTTGACGCCGCGCAGGCAGGCCGTCAGTTTTTGATACTGCATTTCGGAAAACTGCGTCGCCTCGTCGATGAAAACAACGTCGTACTCCTGCCCCTGATACTGGTCGGTATCGGCTTCGCTGGCGCAGTAGCCGAAACGGATACGGCTGCCGTTGAAAAGCGCGATCGCCTTTTCCGTCTCGCGGTAGGCGCCGATCCCGCGGCAGGCGAGCCGCAGCGGGCGGATGTGGTTATCCAGCAGTTCGGGGAACGAACGCCGCAGGATCAGGATGCGGATGCCCGCATAGCGAAGCGCCAACAGGACCGCCTTGGTGCGCACCGCCCAACTCTTTCCGCCGCCGCGCGCGCCCCCGTAGGCCACGAAGCGCTGCCGCGCCAGCAGGAATTCCCGCTGCCGCGGGTTGGGCGCCCCGAGATACAGCCGCGTCACAAGGAAAACCCCTCGGGATCCTCGAGGCGGACCTCGACCGTCCCATCCTCCTGCGGCGGGCAGGCGCGGTCGAGCACCTGCGCGGCGCAGCGCAGGCGCACCTCGGTCTTTTCCCCGGGATCCTGCATCGTGTCGATCAAAAACCGCACCGCGTCCGTCACCGCGCCCTGCAGCGCGGTCTCGGCCGTCGTCCCGCGCCGCTTCCGGCGCGGCTTCGCCGCTTGTTTCGGCAAAGCATCATCCCCTTTTCTTCCGTTTTGTCTTTTGCTCTCCGGCTCCCGCCCCTGCCCGTTTCCTTTGAGAGCGTTGTCCCCACTGTGATCCCTCGGCACGTCAGGTTTCGTCGGGAGGAATGCCGAGCGCCAATGCGATCGCATGGCGCAGGCGCGGGCTCTCCTGCCGCCCGTTGAGCCAGCGGCTGATCGACACGCGGTGGTATCCGCAACAGTCGGCCAACTCGGACCACGTCATCTTGCGGCGATGCATCTCCAGCAAAACCTTTTCCCGAAATGTAGCGGCGATCAT